TTATACCCCTGATATAGACCCAGTATTCTGTATTCTTACTGGAATGTATATAAACTCAACACTCTTAACAGGTTCAACAGCAACGTCAATATATAATTCGTTTCTATCTATTCTGTCTGATGTGTTATTAGTTTCATCACAAACTACCAAGTAGTCGTATAATCCACGTTTAGCAACCAAGTCATTCATTAGTGACTCAACAACACCTTTAACTTCATCTCTAGTTAACTTGTCGTTTGGTTCAAATACAAATGGTTTTGTAATTTCGCCTAGTCTTTCTCTAATATAAGCTACTAATCTAGCAACGTTAATTCTGTCTAACGCTGAAGCAGAGCTATGTCTTGTTTTGTTACCAAAGTTTAATATACCTACACCTGGGAAAAATGATATAGGATTAATTTTATTTTCATATAACGTATCTCTTAAAGATTCTCTAATACCTACAGTTTGGAATTCACCTGTCGCTTTGTCAATGTGACCCAATGCTGTAGCATTATCTACGCCACCTCGTCTAGTACCAGCTGGAGCAAACCAAGGAAAACTAGCATCATCTGAACGTAATATTGTTCTCAATGCCATGTGTGTAGGCGGAACAACAACTTTGTTTCCGTCTAAGTCTGTTGTGTTACCCGCTGGATAAAACACACCTTGATAAGTGTCTGCTGTAACTAGTCCATCTTCATCATTGTCAATAGCTAATTTAGTATTACTAGCCCAGTTCTGAATATCAGTACTATTTGGTGCTAATCTAAATGGAGCATCTCCAAGAATAAAGCCAGTGTTACGTCTTTCATTATTAAGAGCTACTAGGTTAGCCATAAGTTCTGGATATCCAGGAGCAACTAATAAGTTAAAGTTACGTTGTTCTTCACGAATCTCTGCTGATGTTTTAACAGCTGACTTCATAGCTGATACAACAACGTTACGTTGAGCAAATCTGCCCATAAACGGTGAACCATCATTTTTCAATCCTGAAGTTGTTACCCAAGCATTTGTTTCTGTAGGTAAAGTTTCACCTGCGAAATCAGTAGCATTAAAGTAACTCTTAGTATATTTTTTAACACAATTCGAGCTTCTTCTTAAGTTATATGCTAGTGTGCCTTTTGGATATAAGGCGGCACTTGGAGCATCTAAGTCTAAGTAGTCACTCTTTAACAATGTTTTTGTTGATGTCATTGATGATGTTGTTACATCATCAGTACCACTATCATGGAATCTAAAGTCAGCAAATACAATACCATCTTCAGTAGTTTGGTCAGCATTATCAATCAATACCCATTTATCTTCACCAGATACACTTTCGTATCTGTTAAGTTTAGGATAAGCATCTAAATCTGAACTGTCTAACCATAAGTCACCATATACCAATGCTGTCTTATCTGACTGGGCTGTGGGCTCACTTGCTGAAACAATTACACCATTTGGTGAAGTGTTTGACAAGTTAAAACCTCTAGCATCAGAAGTAACATTTTGGTAACCTTTCCAAGCTGACCCATCATGTATCATTACATCAACTTCATCTACAGCCGCACTAAACCAAAGTCTTCCATCTGCTGGATCGCTAGTTGGTTGTGTGTTTGAAGCTGTATATGTGTAAGTTTTCCAATTTGATATAATAAGATCACTGTTATTACCTGATCTTACTGTATCGTCGTCTGTACTAATACCAGCGTCGGCTATCGGAGTACCACTTGTATCTTTAACTACAATAACACCACCTAAATCATGTGTTAAAGTAATTTTATTAGTAGTAGTATCTCTTGATACTGATAAATTGGAAATGTTTTTAGCTGTTAAGTCTGCTACAAACGTTTCAGCAGTTGTACCACTCATAGTAACTGTTACTGCCGCTGGTAAAGTTGCTGTCTTATCTGAAACTTGAATTGTGAACGTTTCAGACGCTGTAAAGCTAGGACTATCAACACCGCTCGCTGTAGTAACTCCTTTGGCGTGTCTAGTATAGAATCTATATCCTACTCTTCCGTTGTCTGCTGGATCGTATTTTACATACATAGTATCAGCTTCAACATTTAATCCGCCACCTGCTTTATCTAAACCAAAGTTAGCTGATTGATCATTTTGATAAATCGGAGCCGTTAACGTTTCAAATAAAGAAGTATTAGAGTTATATTTTTTCAAACTAACATTAGCACCTAAGTTAGGTGTAGTAGTTTTAATCCACATAGCACCACTTGGTCTAGTGTAAGTATCTGCTGTTTTCCATTCAGGTACGCTAGTGTGAGCCGCTACTGTTAAAATAGGGCCATAATAAGTACCAGCAGTTAACCCACAGACTGTGAGGATTGTACCTGTGCCGTTCGCTAGTACGATTGTAGCATTAGCTGTTGAATCTCCACCTGATGAACTATCAGCATAAATCTGTAATTTGTTATTAACTACATCAGCAGTAACTCCAGTTAATGAAGCACCGTTAATATCTGATGCCATTGTAGTAACTGTAGTTCCTGAAGCTGTAACAACATTACCATTAATAGAAATTGTATTACCAGCAACAATAGTTGGTGAACTTTCTGTTCCTGATATTGTTGGGAATGATTTCTGCCAAGTAGATGTTCCAACTTGTGTCCAAGCATTGTTAGACTTTTTGTAAAATAACGGGTTTTGTGTATTAGTAGCATCAATGGCGTAATCGCCTATTGATCCAAAAGCCGCTTTAGGAACTGAACCGGAAATATCATTTGAATCTGTAATAACTTTTGGTACTTTGTTTTCGAACTTCTGTGTAGAAGCATTCCAAACTTGGATACCAAATAATGTTTTACTAGTATCAAACCATTGTGTATTTGCCGCTGGTGTTCCTGTAGGTCTTCCAGCTGATGTAATTATTTCTGATAAATCTACATCTGCTCTTAATACATAAGCTCTGTTACTAACACCTAATACGCTGTAGGCCGCTAATAATCCGTACTCGTTTGGTTCAATACCATGTAACGGAGTACCACTTGTATTCTTATAAAAATTAGGCTCACCGTAGGTTGTCACCAACTCTCTTTGAGACCCAATTAAATATGTTTTTTCTGCATTTGCTTTAGTAGTACCTGCCGCCGTTGCGGTGCTTGTACCACTAGTTTTGTCTTGGGCTGTGGCGATAACAATTAACGGAATCGTTCCAACTGCCGTTGGAGCGTATTGCGATTCGTCTGTTACACTAACCTGTATGCCCGGTGATATAAGTGCCATTTTTTGTCCTCACTAATAAGTTTGTTATATCTTTTTTATAAGTGTATTTACCAATAATGTTGAAAAAGGCTCTAAATAAAAGCCCTTTATAAAGGGCACCAGCGAATAAATACTGTTATGACCAGGCCTGTATGTATAACTTGTAATGCTCCAGCGGCAATAAATTACAAAAGAAAAGGAAAAATTTACTATCGTAGATTTTGTGATAGCTGTGTGCGACAAACTAAAAAACCTAATCCTTTTAAAGTACACGGATTTATTAAAAAAGACACTTGCGATCACTGTGGATACAAAAGTAAATATCCTGATAGTTTTTTAATTTATTATTTAGATGGAAATAAAAGTAATACTAGAATGTCTAATCTTAAAACTATTTGTCAGAACTGTAAAGTGGTTCTAAGTCGGACCGGGTGGAGTAAGATTGCTGGTGATCTAACACCTGATCTATAGAGTGATATAACGTTTCAATAGTATCTTTATTTGTAAGTAAAATATCAAAATCCCAACCTGCCCAGCGCCATTCACTGCGATGAACATTTGGATGATTTTTTGCTACTGGGTTATCTTCTGGTGGGTTCGTATGTAGCTTATTAAGTTTTCCTGCCATCTTCCAATACTCGGGTTCTTTATCTCGCCACACTTCCCAAGTATACCCTTTAAGCCCTTTAACCATTTCAAGTTCATTAAAGAATCTACAATCAGGTATTACAAAGTTTTTACTAGGATTTTCTAGTATTTGTTGTTTAACTAAACTAACCCAAATACCATCAAAAAATCCTCGTCTTAAACATTCAGTTCCATATAACTGTAATACAAGTCTAGGTGTTATTTCTCTGCCTGTTTCGTTGGACCAGTATTCGTCTACTGTTTCTCTAAATTCTCTTGACTCAACTGTATCGCCTTCAAGTAGTGCTCTATCCCAGCCAAACAAAGTTGATACACCATCCTTTAATCTATCAGCAAAACTTAATTTTATAAAGTTATGGTTATTAACTAGGTAGTCAGCTACAGTTCCTTTACCTGATCCAATTAACCCACATATTCCTATAATCATACTTGTATTATACTATAAACACAAGTTGGTTGTCAAGTTCTTTTTTTAATTAAATAATGGTATGAACGAGCTTATTAAAAAAACTCAAACAGTACTTGTATACTGTCCAGGAATGGGAGGTGAATATATTGCTTGTATGAAAACTCCAAAATCATATAGACAAGAGTTACTAACAAAACACGGTTTAATGACTTCGTTTACTAATACTAATAAATGGGTATCTTGTGGTTTCCCTAGAGAAGATTTTTTACGAGAAAGAGTAATGGGGTTACAAAGTTTATCAAAAGAATATACTCCTGAACAACGACTAACTTTTAAAACACAAAAAGAAGCATTTGATTATTTGTACAAAATAGGTTTAGATCCTCACAAAACTCCTCCCCATACAGAACCATTACTTAATAATGCTTGGTTAAGTATACATTGGCATTATGGATTATGGGAGGATCATTGGAAATGGGTTGATTGGGATAATGATGATTGGATCTATCATTGGGGTATATGCCATAATTGGAAATTTAAAAATAGAGACGAAGACTGGACTAAATTAGATGATATTAGTTATAATAATGCTAACAATAACCCTAACTGGCTTCATGATCATATTAACTGGTTTAGATTACAAACAACTCGCTATAAAGAATATTTTAATAAGCACTTTCCTAACAATGGATTTAATATAGACAGAAAAGATGGCGAGTTAATTGATTATAAAGGATGGGCAAGAAATAACCTAAAAGCACTTGAGGGTCAAGACTTTTACAAACAAGGGTTAGTACCAGATTATTATTTAAAAAAATTTAAAAGTGTAATTGATCAAACAACGTAATTTACTTTCTGGTCATGGTAACATTTTTTACCACAATGTGGACAAAATAATTCTTTTGGAACCCACTTATCCATAGTAGCAATAGACCAAAATCCAGTACAACTTTTACAAGTAAAATGCCAAATTATTTCTTTGGTTGTTTCGATTTGAGATTATCCTATAACAAAACTTAAAGGAGTACTACCTTCTTCGTAGTTATGTAGAGACGCTTCTAATTTCTCTATTAGTGCCGCCGCTTCTTGTTTTAAAGCATCACCATTCATAGTAGTACCACCTTGTGGACCAGCTATTGTGGCAAATTTGCTTCTAGCTTCACCTAGCATATACATACATTGAGCTTTTGTATAATCATATATCCAAGGTTGGCTTCTATGATCTTTTAAAAGTGTTACATCTGGTTTGTGATTATACAACCAAAGTAACACACTTTCACCTGATTCAGGTACTTTTCTAACTATTGTAAGTTTTTTAGATACAGGATTAAAAGTAAAATTAATAAATCCACCAAACATTCTAGCAGTTAATTCTTGATATTGACTAAACAATTCATACGTTGCTAAACCACCTACTCGTCCTGCCTGCATTAAGTAAACATTAACATAGCCTGCTTCAAATGGTTCAAATTGATTAGCACCATCGCCCTGACTAGAACCAATAGTTCTACGAAATACTTGTCTTACTTCAGTTACTATACTAGGTAATGTGTATTCTTGAGTTTCTTTTATTAGCTCTAAAAAGCCATAACTTTCTTCTACGCTATTTGAACTTCGTTGACGATATACAGCCGTTGCTTTTTTAAAAGCTATATTATAATGTTCTGGATCTAACTCCACGTCAACCATGCCATCGCCTAAGCTATAACGTACATAATCAATTAGTTTTGTTTTTTCAGTCTGTAGTTCTGTGTCAGCCATTTGTGTTTCCTACTTTAATAGTAGTATTTAGCTCGTTAGCAATAGGATTGTTTCAGGATTAATACGGCCGTTTAGTTTGATTTCTGTAACTTTAAGACCTTCAAAAAACTTTTTACGCTGTATTTTACCACACTTCTTAAATTCAGCTAGTTGTTCTGCTGGCTTTCTTAGTGTTTTACAAACACTTTCATCTTCTTTAAAGCCAGTAATTGTAGTACCTTTAACACTTAATCCTGTTCCATCACGTTTTTGATGTAATGGATCTAAGTTAGATGCTACATATTTTCCTAGCTTTCTAGTTTTAGTATTATAAACCCAAAGCATTTCAGACTTAATAATATCAATAGGGTTAATACTAACAAGAGTTGTTTTTTCGTCTTGTAGTTTATATTTTATTTTAGTTACTAGTTTTTCAGCACTTTTTGGTTTTACTTTACGAGATTTCCTATTAACTTTAGCGTCAGCAATAAGCATATCACAAGCATCTACAATTAATTTATAAGCACCGTATCTAGTTTGTATTTCTTCTTTAGTAAAACATTCAAAGCTCTCATCAAGTTGAGCTCTCCAATCAAGCTCTTGCTCTGTCATTTTTGCTTTTTCTTTTGCTTTTGGGGGATTAAGCAATTCATGTAATTCATCATAACCTGGTTTATAAAAGCCTTTAATAATTTTAGCGTGGTTTCCTTTACATTGATGATTCTGTAACCATTTTAAAGGTTTAAATGTTGTTAAATTAATAACACTATCATCAGCTTCTATAACATCATCTATCTCTTGTGTCATTTTAATAGCCGCCTGATATAATCTTTGTTGTATAGTTGGCTGATAAAAGATAGATTTTTTTGCGTCTTCTTTTTTCTTTTTCTCAACAAGAACCTTACCTTGTTCAATTCCTTTTGATATTTGGATTTTAACCCATTCAGTTGCTGGTTTAATATTTCCCATAGTTCCTGCTAACGTTTGCCAATGATCATCTTCCTTTTGATTAAAGTCTGGCATTCCGTTTGTTAGCATACGACAAGTTATATGTGTTGTAGTACCTATAACATATGAAGGGACAGCTTTAACACATTTAATTTCTTCTTTACTATAACCATTATTTTCCATCCACTCATATGTATGAGTGGAAAGTTCGTCTGGTTTAAACGTTTGGTAATACCACGAATGTATAGAATCTCTAAATCGATGGTATTGTTGACCGTCCATATCTTCCCAACCTTCCCATGTAGGTTCGTTACTTTTCTCTTTTTTTGTGATACGACGTGCTTTACGTTTGATAGCCAATTTTATCTCCTGTGTAATGCTTATATAGTAACATTATTAAAATTAGGGTTATTTCTGTCAGGGTTTCTGTTTATTGTATGATTATAATGTCTTCTTCGAAACTTGTCAACCGATAAATAATACTATCGTAGAATAGGAAAAAAATATGCCCAGAATCTCAATGTGGAAAGAGAATAAAGGACTTGATTACAGCTTTCATGACAATAGAATCAGTGAAATGTTCACTATTGGCGGAACTGGTGTTAATATCCACAAATATTTAGGTACTTTTGAACAAGCGGCTGGTGATGCCACACAACCTAAATATGACACTATTACTGAAAATCGTATACAAGATTTACTATTCTTAGAAAACAGAGATCGTAAGTATGATCAAACAATATATCAATTAAGAGGTATTTACAACGTACAAGATATTGATTTTGATTTAACACAGTTTGGTTTATTTTTAGCTAACGATACACTTTTTATAAACTTCCATATGCAGAATATGGTGGAAACATTAGGTAGAAAACTAATGAACGGTGACGTTTTAGAGTTACCACACTTAAAAGAATTCTACCCATTAGATACAGATTTACCTACAGCACTAAGAAGATACTATGTTGTACAAGATGCGAGTAGATCCGCTGAAGGGTTTAGTCCTACTTGGTATCCTCATTTGTGGAGATGTAAATGTACACCACTAGTTGATGCTCAAGAATATAGAGATATACTTGGTGATGCTAGTGAATCAAATAGTTTAAAAAATTTACTATCTACATACAAACAAGAATTAGAACATAATAACGCTATTATTGAACAAGCAGAAAAATATGTTCCTAAAACAGGTTATGATACAGAAAAATTTTACATCATTCCTACAAAGAACGACGGAACAGCGGCTGATCCAAAAGGTAATACCGCAGATGATACTAATATTAAAGCTAGTTCAACTACTCACGAAACAAGTAGTACATTGGTTAGTCCAAGTGGTGAAGGTTGGGGCAAAGGTTACTTAACTGGTGATGGTTTAGCACCAAATGGGTTTCCTGTTACTCCTGGAATAGTATTTCCATCCAATCCTATCGAAGGCCAATATGTATTAAGACTTGACTATATGCCAAATAGATTATTTAGATATGATGGTGCTAGATGGGTTAAAGTTGAAGATGCTGTTAGAACAAAATTAGATGGAACTGGAGATAGACATCATGATTCATTTATTAATAACACAGGAACATACATTGACAATAAAGGCAATAAGAAATCTGGCAGAACTGGATTAAGTAAAGCACTTGAGCCGGAGGAAGATTAATAATGAAAACTTTTTTCTATGATGAACAAATTCGCAGATTTATTTTACAATTTGTTAGAATGTTCTCACATTATCAAGTAGAATTTGGTAAAGGTAGAGACGGTACTGTAACACTTTATCAAGTACCTGTACGTTATGGTGATGCTAGTAGACAAGCGTCAGCTATTATGAAACATAATAGTGAAAACGGTATTCCTACTTCACCTCTTATAACTGTTTATATAAGTGACTTACAATATGACAGGGATAGAATGCAACAACCAAGTCACGTTGACAAAATGCAGGTTCGTACAAGAGGCGTAGACGAAAACACAGGAGCATATACTCAACAACAAGGTGAAGCATATACTATTGAACGTCCTATGCCTACACCATACAGACTACAAATGAATGTTGATATATGGACAACTAATACAGAACAAAAATTACAATTATTAGAACAAATTTTAACTTTGTTTAATCCTGATTTAGAAATACAAAGTACAGACAATTACATTGACTGGACTAGTTTAAGTTACGTTGAACTAACTAGTCAAACTTTTACAAGTAGAAGTATTCCTACTGGAACTGAAGACCAAATTGATATAGCAACATTAATTTTTTCAATGCCTATATGGTTGAGTTTACCTGCTAAAATTAAAAAACTAGGTGTTATTAGAAACATTGTTAGCGGTATACATGATAATTCAGGTACAATTAAAGAATTAGATGTAGGATTATTATACGGTAGTAGAATAGCTGTTACTCCTCAAGGTTATGGTATAATATTACTAAATGGTCAAGCACAATTAATTAGACAAGCAGATGCTACTGAAACTGATCCTATTAAACTAACTAAAACACTTAATAAAAATAGAAAGAAACCAAGCTGGGCTACTGTTATTAATGACTTTGGTAAACTAACAAATTTACAACAAGCTACACTTAACAACGGAACCAGTCAATTGAGAGTAGTACAAGAAATTGGAAGTACTACAGAAGTAATAGGTACTGTAGCACATCATCCCACAGATGAAGATATATTATTGTTTAGTGTTGATGCTGATACTATACCTACAAATACGTTAGGAGCCATTGATGCTATTGTTGATCCTACTAAAAATGGACCAAGTTCAGGTTTAACAGCATCAGTAGAAGGACAAAGATACTTAATTATACAAGACATTGGTGCTGAAGGTAATACAGATGGTGCTGATGCTTGGAAGGGTGCTAATAACGAAGATTTGATAGCATCAGCGAACGATATTATAGAATATAAGAGCAATAAATGGCAAGTAGTTTTTGACTCGTCAACAATGAAAACCGATGTACACTATATGACAAATACAAAAACCGGAATTCAATATAAATGGGACGGATCGAAATGGATAAAAAGTTACGAAGGCGAATACGAAGCAGGGAAGTGGAGGCTAGTACTTTAAATAGTGTTGGTTGCTTATTCTGGGCTCGTAAAACAAACCGCTTTCTTTTTGTTTTAAGAGCTACTAAAACATATAAGTTTACATGGGCCTTAGTAGGTGGTAAAGTTGATAGTGGTGAAACTGTTTATCAAGCTATGTGTAGAGAAATAGAAGAAGAACTTGGCTCGTTACCTGACATAATTAAAACAATTCCTATAGAAAAATTCACTCATAAAAAAAATAAATTTGTTTATGAAACATTTGTAAACATAATCGAAGAAGAATTTATTCCTAAACTAAATTGGGAACATACAGGCTATGCTTGGGTTGGCATTGATCACTTTCCTAAACCATTACATCCAGGTTTATATCAAACTCTTAATATTGATGCTATTGGTGAAAAGTTAAAAGTATTAATTAATCAGTATAATATTACATAGACCCAATGTCTAATTCACTTGTAAATTCTCTATAAGACATTTTTCTTAAATTTTTATACCAATTAAAATCATCTGGGTATCTAGCAGGGTTATTATCAACTAAAGTAAATGATACATCTGGATATGCTCCAAATATTTGACACATATTCCTCTCCCATTTGACACTAGATGTTGAATGTTGTTGTGGATTATAATGAGGTGTTCCGGCATATAAATTATTATTATATCCTTCACCACCATTTTGTCCATCAAAGCCTACCATGTAAATATTTTTATGATTATCAAAAGCCGCAAGATACAAAGCAATACATCCAGCGTTCATTCTTACATTATTTGGAACCAAATGAAACTTTCCTGGGTTTTCTAAGCAACTTGTGGCAGAAGAGTAAACTATGTTCTCATCAGCAAATGGTATTTCATAAAATTCTGTGCTATTAGCAATTTCATCAACCATACCTTTACCAGTTGCTACTAAAAAATCTGGTTTAAATTCTCTAGATAAAGCGTTACAGCCATACGTTTGGCAAGCCATGGACCCTAATAGTCCACCTCTATGTCCTTTTAATAAGTCGTGTCTGAAGGTTTTTCTACTTTCGCCATTACCAATAACTACAGCATATCCTAAATGAGTATCATTAAATACTGTTCTTGGTATCCATTCTCTAGTTTCTTGACGTTTTCCAGCCTCATATTTTACTGAGGTTATAAAAAACTCACCTTCATAGTCGTTGGATGTTTTTCCTAGCATACTATTAATTATCTTCCTATGGGGGGTATTGTAAATGTATTTATTATTAAGGGTTTTTGAGTATTAAATAAAATGGTCCATAAAAAAAGGGCGACCCTAAAGCCGCCCTCTTTAAAATTTCAATTGTTTTTGGCTTACATTCTGCCTACAACAACCTCAATCATACCTTCTTCACCGTCATGATCTTCTAATGCTTTACCAATTACTTGGCCCATTTTCGGATCTTCTTCGGCTCTTGCCGCACCATGTCCAGCACTTACCATCATGTCGCCTTTTGATACTTTTCCTTTAACTTTACAAGGAACTCTACCAACCAATGCTACAGAACATTTGTTCTCAGCATCTAAGCCGTCATTCATTAAGTAAGCAGGATTAGATGTAACAACACCTGCAACGGATTTACAACCATCAATATCACAAAGTGATACTTCATGCTCTCCACCAAAGTGGACAACTGTACCTGGAGCATATTCGGCGTCTGCCGCATAACACTCTGCCAAGTCAGCAAATTGAGCCTGTGTAGCTGTACCAGTAAGTGTATCTACTCTCATATTCGCATATGAAGTAATACCTACGTTACCTGCTGTAGTACCGTCTTCTGTAGTGTTAATAGCCGCGAATGTATCAGCACTTTCGTCCCAAATCATTCCAACATTAGCACTTGATCCACGCTCAACAACCCAACCTGAGTCATAAGCAGGAGAACCAGACTGTCCAGTAGCCCAAATCTGTAGTGGATCTTCAACAGTTGTGTTAGTTGAACTAACAGTTGTTGTTGAACCGTTTACAGTTAAGTTTCCTGAAACAATCATGTTTCCAGTACAAGTAGTCGCATCATCCAATTGAATGATACCAGTACCATTTGATTGTAATACTAGGTTTTCATTAGTAACAGCGTTTTTAACTGAGTTACCTATAATAGTAACGTTACCAGCTTTAGCACCGTCGGATAATAGTACACCAGTAGCAGAGTCATCAGCATGAGCAGTAAGTGTAACACCACTTCCCATTTCTGTTGTTCTAAGCACCTGGATTCCAGCACCACCGTCTAATTGTAGTAAACCTGAGCCTGAACCTGAAGCAACTTTTAAGTTTTGGTTCGCATCAGTACCCATTGTGATTGTACCACTATCGTCTTGAAGTACTTCTTTAC